TTCCGATCTTGTGCCTTTTTAGATATACCAAATAGGTATCACAGCAAGAAAGGCAATATAGATATTGCTGAAATTATGGAAAGTCTTAAGGCTCATGGAATGGCTTGTGTAAGCCAATTTCCAGACACAGAAGTTGCAAAGTTAGTTGACCAGGATAAAAACATATACGCTCCGATGGAGAGCGACAAAGTTATCAAGTACATAACAATATCTGCAAATGAAAGTCTTGCTAATATGCAGGACATAACAACAGTATACGGTGAACCTTGGGACGTATTCAGAGCATATTCGCCTAAAGAGTCAATTATGTTAATGTCGGGATTATCTTATCCTGTAGACAGGTTGGATAAGATACATCATAAGGTTGAAGATAATAAAGACTCTATAATAAAGAATTTGTCATCAGGAATGGGTACAAGCCTTACTGGTAGCTTCGATTTTCTAACACCAAAGCCAGTTGAAAAGAAGGTTGAGAAAGTACATAGTCGTGATGATATTTTTAAGAAGTATTTATAAATAAAGAAATAGCAGCTTAATATTTGCATAGAAGACATTTTGTCTTCTGTGCAAACTTTTGGCATTAAAAAATAATTTGTTGTATGTGGTGGAGGTAAAAATGGTAAGAGAGAATTTAAAAAAAGCCCGCATAAATGCAGGCTTAACACAAAATCAAATAGCTGAAAAATTAGATATTGGTTTAAGATATTATCAAATGATAGAAGCAGGACAAAGAAATGGAGATTTTGCAATATGGGATAAATTGGAAGATATTTTTAAAATTCATCAACGCAAACTCCGAGAGATTGAAGAAATTCATCACGACCTAATAAAAAATCAATAGATATATTTAAAATATCAGCTATTTTCACTAACGTTTCAAGCGAAGGTGAGCGCTGACCACTTTCATAGAATTGGTATGAACGCAGTTGCAAATTAATTGCATCTGCCATTTGTTGTTGAGTAAAACCACGTTTAATTCGCATATCACGAAGTCTAATATTAAACAATTTAAAACCTCCTAAAAATAAAAAACTTGACTATGAACAAATTGTACATTATTATATAAATAAATTAAATGTACAAAATGTTCACGAACGCACTGTGCAAGCATTGGAGGTAGTATTTATGACATTTCAAGATTTTATATTTGATTTTGAAGAATTATTATTAAAAATTGAAGTACTTAGTAGGACTTTAAACGCAGTATCAGAGCAACTCACAGAAGATTTAAACGAAGGAAATGGTTTGATTTTATACGGCTTAGAAATGCAAATGTTAGAAATAGAAGGTGTTGCAAAAGATTTGTTTAATAAAGGATTTGATGCAATTAAAAAAGAAAATAGTTAGCTTATATAAGCAATAAATACATTAAGAGGGAGTATTACATATGAGTGAATTTGATTATTATTATGGAGCTGAAGCAGAACAATTCAGCTTTTTAAGAGTTCCAAAATTGTTAATTAAAGATGAACGCTTTAAAGGTTTATCTAGTGACGCAAAGCTTTTATATGGCTTAATGCTTGATAGAATGGCGTTATCAGTAAAGAATGGCTGGTTTGATGATAAAAACCGAGCCTATATTATTTATACCCTTGAGAATATTATGGAGGATTTAGGCTGTGCTAGACAAAAATGCTCAAAGGTGTTATCAGAACTTGAAAATGGACTTGGATTGATTGAAAAGAAAAGACAAGGGTTATGTAAACCAGATATCATATATGTGAAGAATTTTGCTACTTTAGATGTAAATGAGAACTCTGAAAATAATGAGAAAAGTGCGTCAAATGATGACGTTGACACAGAAGTTCGAAAATCAAACGTCCAGAAGTATGAAAATCAAACTTCCGGAAGTATGGAAATCAAACGTCAGGAAGTTCGAAAATCATACTCTAATAATACTAATATTAATAATACTTATAGGAGTGATACTAATCTTATCAATCATATCCAAGAGGTAGAGTGTAATGGGAATAAACAGATGGATAAGATTGATAACACAGATACATATTTGCAAATTATTAAAGACAATATAGAATACGACCACTATATGCAACAAGCTAATGATACCGAAAAACAACAATATGAAGAATTGTTCCAAATTATCACTGACGTAGTGTGTATCAGTCGTAAGACAGTTAGGATTGCTGGAGAACAGTATCCTTATGCCATTGTTAAAGCTAGATTTTTAAAGCTAAAGTCTAGCCATTTGCAGTATGTAATAGACTGTATGAAGAAGACCACAACAAAGATAAGCAATATAAAATCATATTTGATAACAGCCCTATACAACGCCCTTAGTACAATGTCGCATTATTACCAGCAGGCAGTTCAACATGATATTGGGATTGGAGACAAGAACAATGACAAGCCAGTAAATAATTCTAGCAAAAATAAATTTAACAATTTCCAACAACGAGATATAGATATTGACAGCCTTGAGCGTAAGCTTTTGGAAATGAATATGGGGCAATATAACAATTTAATATATTAATAATTAATTAAATATAGCAAAACAAGCAAAGGAGAATAAGATGACAGAATTTTTAAATATTGATGACTTGATAAAAACCTATAAACAACGAGTTAAAAAAGCTGAAAAGCTTAAGACAACAGATAATAAGCATTATGTTGAAAAAAGGAGTGTACTGCATTGGCTGTACGTGTTAAAGGCATACATAAACCCTAGCTATGCACTAGCTAAAGTACAAACAAATACTGCCAATGATAATATTTACAATGACATACTACTAGATAGCATAGGGAGAGCCATTGGTGTATCTTTAGATGAATGGCAACGAGAATATATAATAACTGGCAAAAAGAGAATGAATAGGGAAACTATGGCTATAGTAATTAGACAGTTGTTGGATAATACAGCCGAACCTATGGACTTGACGACACTAGAAGCAATACAAAAATATTGCGATATAGACTTAAGAAGTGACCAGAAAGATTGTTTTGCCGATGTAATACTGACATTACACAACAGATTAGAAAATGCTGGTATACCTGTAAGGCAAGTTAAGACGAGTTTTAATAGGTGCAAGTAATGAATGTAAATGGCAACAATAAAGATTGTAAGAACTGTCATGCTTCTGTGGAATTGGGAGTTAATTATTTAGGTATGAGTCTCTATGGTTGTAAAAATAGACAACCAGCTTGCAAAGATGGTAATACAATATTAGAGCAAATAGAGCAGGCAAGGCAGGAAAGAGATAAGGCAATTGAAAAAATGTAGACATATTTGGAGTAAAAACACAAAAATAGTTTAATGATTAGTTATTAATAAAAAGAAAAATAAAGAAAAAATAATAAATAAGCTTGACATAGGGGAGTCCCTATGGTATAATATATATATGTTAAAGGAAAGGAGGTAAGCAAATGAGTAAAAATAAGAAAAAGAAAAAGAGCCAATTAAAATTGGCTCTTAGATAATAAGGTAAAGGGTGGATAACTTAAAAGGCACTTAAGTTATCCGCCTAATACCATACTTATTATACATCATTTGTAAAAAAAAAGAAATGAAAAAATTAAGTTTTTCTAAAACATTTTTAATAGCTGCATGGATAATATTTATTGGTAGTAGAAATGTAACAACTAGTATATTATTATTGGTTGCATCACTTTATTCGTTAGTAGATGTTATACCTAAGATAAGAAAGGAGTTGAAAAGATTATGCCATTAGGAACACCAAATACACAAACAAGGGCGACAGATAAGTATCAAAAGAAAGCTGGGTATATAAATAAGTCATTCAAGCTTAAGAAAGAGTTGTCAGATGCCTTTGTGGAAGCCTGTAAGAATAATGGAGTATCGCAAGCTTCTGTAATATCAGAATTTATGAGAGAGTATATAAATCAGAATAATGTTTAAATTATTATTGATAATAATCTATTTATATTTTATAATATTTAAAGTTAATAATTAAAATTCTATATTTATAAAATTAGAGAATAAATTTAAAATAATTGAAATATAATAAAATATATTAGGGAGAGAATAGTTATGCCATTGACAGAAGAAAAAAGAAATCAGATAAAAAAGTATATATTAGAACAAATAAATTATAATAATGTTAATATAGCAAAAAAAACAGCATTAAATTTTAATATATCCATTCAAACAGCATATAAATATATAAGTCAACTTGTTAATGATGGGGCTATTAAAAAAATTGAAAATGGAAGATATGAACTTATAATATTAGTTAATAAAAAATATAAGTATGACTTAAGTAGTAAAAAAGATATACAAGAAGATATTGTTTTTAGGGAAACATTAGCTCCGTTTATTAAAAAATTTAATAAAAATACTTATACAATATGGGAGTATTCATTTACAGAAATGGTTAATAATGTTATAGACCATTCAGAAGCTGACAAATTGGAAATATATATAGGTCAAAATGCTTTTAATACATGGGTTAATATTATTGATAATGGAATTGGAATATTTAAAAAAATATCAGATTATTATCATTATAAAGATTTAGATGAAGCTATAGTTAATTTATTTAAGGGAAAACTAACAACAGACAATGAAAATCATTCTGGTGAAGGAATTTTTTTCACATCAAGAGTGATGGATTGGTTCGGAGCAATTTCAAGTAATAAATTATTTCTGCAGGAACATACACATGAAAGTTTAAGTGATTTAGAAAGTTATTCTAAAGAAATGGAATCATTTAAAAATTCAAAAGGAACTATAATTGTTATGGTATTAACTAATGATACCAATAGAACATTGAAAGAGGTGTTTGATATGTATTCTAGTGTAGATGGTGGATTTACAATTACAAATATACCAATGAAAAGAATTTGTGATAGTGGTTATCCAGTTTCACGTTCTCAAGCTAAAAGATTATATTTTGGATTTGAAAAATTTGAAAAAGTAATATTGGATTTTAATGGCGTTGATGAAATAGGTCAGGGATTTGCTCACGAGTTATTTAATGTTTTTCAAAAAAAACATCCTGAAATAAAAATGGAATGTATAAATACAAATGATGCAATTAATAAAATGATAGCACATGTACAAAAAGATATGTAAATTGCAGAGTATATATGGAATGATATAAATGGTTTAATAATAAGTTTTTTGTAAATTAATATTAAAATAAAAAGGGGATAGATGCAAGCTGGCAGGCATAAACATCTATCCAGTGTAAGACCTGTAGTCTGATTGTATCAGATTACAGGTCTTTTTTCAATGCTTTAAAAGTTTAATTGAAGTTATTGAAAATAAAAATAAATATAAAAGGCAGGTGAGAAAACAAGTGAGTAGAAGAATTAAGTATTTTGCTGGTCAACATCAGACACAGCCAATAAAGGATATGAAGCAGATACAAGCACTATATGGATATTTCTTAAAGAAGATGTCACATGCTAAAACAGATATAAAGAAGTATCAGGCAGAAAGAGATTATATGCTAGTTCTTATTGGCATAAATACAGCATTTAGAGCAGAGGACTTATTGCAATTAAGAGTAGTAGATGTATATAAAGGCTATATAAGTATCAAAGAGAACAAAACAGGTAAAATGCAAAATTACCGTATGAATAAGCAATTGCATAAAGATATCCTTGAATACATAAATAAGTATGATTTAGGTATGTATGATTACTTATTTATAGGGCAGAAGAAGATAGTTAATGGAAAGCCTTATGTAAGACCAATAACACGCCAGCAAGGGCATAGGATTGTTACAAGGGCAGGTGAAGCAGTCGGTATTAACTTTACATTTGGCTTACATAGTCTAAGAAAGACATTTGGATATCAGTATATAGCTAAAGGCGGTAATGTCTTCACGTTGATGAAGATGTATAACCACGATAGTCCTGATATAACTACAAGGTACGTGATGTGGGGACGAGAAGATGCAGAAAAAGATAGAGAAGCCATCTATATAGCACCTAAAAAGTTATAAACAAAAAGTAGAGTTACTAACAAAGTTATCCACATAGTTATTAACATAGATAACGAGAAATAACAGTACGGTAACATTTTTTGAAGAAACACAATATTAAAAATAGCTATAACATAAGTAAATATGCTAGTTAGAGCATAATAAAATAAGGCAGTAAAAAATTTTACAGTTTTAGGGATTATGTAACATTTTTTAAGTAAAAAAATAAGAGTTATCAACAAGGAGAAGAACGATTGAGGAAAAAAGAATTAAAAATTAAGCAAATTTTGGAACAGTTAGTCGATTTAAGGGAGGAATATAAAGATAAAAAGGGTGCAATCGAAAGATTGGAAGAATACATTGCGAAGCTGGAGCAGGAAGGCTATTCAGAAATAGATAGTGTTACTGGTGGAAATGGAGGAAAACAGCACTTTTTGATAGAGGGTTTCCCATATCCATTGTATTCAAAGAAGAAAACACAACTTCAAATGCGAAAAATGGCGTTAGAAGAGATAAAAAAGACGATATTAGAACAAATTACGATTGCCGAAAAACTCATAAATGAGCAGGAAAATAGCAGAATAAGGAGGCTCTTAACATACAGATACATTGATGATATGTCTTGGATACAAATAGCTACTAGAATGGGCGGTAAGCATACCGCCGATAGTTGCAGGGTGACAGTGGAAAGATTTTTCAAGGAACAACAAAAAAATCAGAACTAACAAATACAAACTAAACAAAATAATAGTTATACAAAATATAGATTTGGAATAATATTTACATATTAAAGGTGGTATTAAAATAAACGTAATATAATCTAGTATTAAAAATGTTGACAAGAATTAAATTTAGCTGTATCATAATTATATTAATAATAACGGTCGTTTATATTGATATAATTATAATTAAAAGGAGTTAAATTTATGAGTGAAATTATTTATGGTTATTGTAGAGTTAGTACAGTTAAACAGAAGATAGAAAGACAGATAGAAAATATAAAAAGGGAGTATCCTGAGGCTATAATAGTTCAAGACCAATATACTGGAACTACATCAAACAGACCTAATTGGAATAAGTTGTATAAGCAGGTAATAGATAGAGCTGATAAAGGAGATAAAATAACAATAGTATTTGATGAAGTTAGCAGAATGAGCCGTAATGTAGATGATGGAATGACTTTGTATCAGCAGATGTTTGATAAGGGAATAGAGCTTGTATTTATTAAAGAGCCGCATATAAATACAAGCGTATATCGAAATAAACTTAATGAACAAATAAAAAAGCAAAATCATGCTGATAATAATGCTGCGGAAAAACTTATTGATACAATCATAGTAGCATTACATGAGTATACAATAGACCTTGCAAGAGAGCAGGTAGAGATTGCATTTAAGACTGCACAACAAGAAGTTGAATATTTGCATAAACGTACAAGTGAAGGAGTAAGACTGGCTCAGCTACAAGGCAAACAAGTAGGAAGACTTAAAGGAGTGAAAGTTGAAACTAAAAAGGCAAAAGAAAAAAAGCGTGATATATTAAAACTGTCAAGAGATTTTTGGGGAACTAATACGGATAGTGAAGTTATGGCAATTACTGGGCTTGCAAGGAATACATATTACAAGTATAAAAGAGAACTTCGTGATGAAATGTAAAAAAATAAAAATTTGTTCGTTTTGTTCGATTTTAATGTGATAATATTTAGACTGAAATAGATGACAAGATATCTTAACCATGAACTGTATCAGTTCAAGATGTAATTTCCCCCTCAAGAGCCCTAGCGCAAACTAGGGCTTATTTTAATACAAAGAGAGGTGGTGATACATAAAGTGAATGATAAATCAAATATACCTGACCATGAATTAGCTGAAAACGATTATATGCTAGGCATGAAATACAAGGATATAGCAGTAAAATATGGTGCGTCTATTAATACTGTTAAGAGTTGGAAAAAGAGATATGGTTGGGATAGAAAAAGTGTGCACACAAAAAAGCAAAAAGTATGCACACAAAAACATGAAAATATTGAACCTATAAAAGTGGCTGTTGCTGATGAAGTTAATTCTGTGATACAAAATAGTGAATTAACTGAAAAGGAACGGCTTTTTTGTTTGTATTTTGTAAAGATGTTTAATGCTACAAAAGCATATAAGAAAGCATTTGTGACTTGTACTGAGTATACGGCTCGTATAAATGGCTGTAAACTTCTTTCAAAGCCTAAGATAAAAGCAGAGATAGAAAAGCTTAAATCAGAAAGATTAAATCAAATGTACATTGAGCAGTCAGATATTTTTCAAAAATATCTTGATATTGTATATGCTGACATGACAGATTATGTAACTATTAAAGATGAGTTTATAAGTGTAAAAGATGATACAGAAATAGATGGAACTCTTATAACAGAAATATCTCAAGGTAAGAATGGAATAAAGATTAAGTTGGCTGACAAGATGAAAGCACTTGAATGGATAGCAAATCACATGAATATAGCAACAGAGGAACAGAAAGCTAAGATTGAATTTCTTAAAGCACAGGCAGATAAATTAAGAAGTGAAGACAAGGTTGACACATCTTCTGATGAAAAAATGGACAATATTTCTAAGATTTTAGAGCAAATGCAAGGTATAAATGCTAATGACATAGCTGATTAAATATTAAGAAAAATGTCCGCCAGTGACGGACTTTTAGTGTTTTTGCAATTTTATTGTAATATTGCACAATGCCTTAAAAACATAAGAAAATGCTAAAAGCTAGACAAGCACTAAGCTAACGCAATATTTAATCAAAAAAATGCACTTCGCGAAACAAACGTTTAGCGAAGTTATACTGATATTTATGTAAAAATGAGGGGGTGATACCATTTTAAAGCTATCTCCTAAATTTAAAGATTTTTTGTCTATACAAGCGGACAGAGAATATCTTGAAGGAACAACAGCAGCGGGAAAGACAACAGTAGGGATATTTAAGTTTATGCTTATGGTTGCTAAAAGTGATATAAAGTATCACGTTCTTGCTGGTGCTGATATAGGTACAGTAGAAAAGAATGTTATTAATTCAGAGCGTGGGCTTTTAGACCAAATGGACGGTCTTGCAATGTATCATCCAAATGGAAAAGGTGGCATAAGGCTTCCGCATATCGAATATAAGACACCAAATGGCGTAAGGTATATATATGTATGTGGTTATGATAATAAGGCAAAATGGAAGAAAGTATTAGGTTCACAGGTAGGTTGTGTGTATATAGACGAAGTTAATATCGCAGATATGGAGTTTCTGCGAGAAATAACGCACAGGTGCAAATATATGATGACGACTTCTAACCCAGACGCTCCTGACATTCCAGTGTATAAAGAGTTTATTAACAGAAGCAGACCGCTTAAAAGATATGCGAAGGACTATCCAATAGAATTACTTGATGAATTAAAAGAAGAACCCGTAAAAGGTTGGGTTCATTGGTACTTTACATTTTATGATAACGCTTCATTGTCACAAGAAGATATACAAAAAAAGATAGATGCAGTACCAAAAGGAACGAAGATGTATAAGAACAAGATACAAGGACTTAGAGGTAAGGCTACAGGGCTTGTATTTTGTAATTTTAGTAGAAAACGTCATGTTATCACCAAAGAGCAAGCAAGGCAGTTTATTAAAAGAGATAAACATCAGGAAGAATATTTTGTCAAGTTTACAGCAGGACTTGATACAGCATATTCACCAAAAAGTCCTGATACAATAGCGATGTCATTTGTAGGCATTACTAATAAAGGTAAATGTATAGTACTTAACGAAAAGGTATATAACAACGCAGATTTGACTGTACCAATAGCTCCGTCAGATACAGTTAAGAATTTGATTGATTTCCTTGAGCGTAATCGCAAAGAATGGGAAGGCATTGCAAGAAATGTATTTGTTGATAATGCTGACCAAGCAACATTAACAGAACTGGGTAAATATAAAAGGCAACACCAAGATTGTGTCTATATATTTAATAATGCTTATAAGAAAGTGCAAATTATAGGCAGAATTATGTTGCAACTAGGCTGGTTGAGCTATGACGATGAAAGAGATATACAACCGACTTATTATGTTGTTGATACATGTACACAGTACATAAAAGAGCTTGAAGTTTATTCTTGGAAAGAAGATGAAGATTGCGAGCCAGAAGACGGACATGACCACATGATTAATAGTGTCCAATATGCTTGGATACCATATAGGGATAAAATAGGCGTTGAGAGAAGATAGGAGAGTGAAAGAGGTGAGCATATTTAACACTATGGCAGATAAGATAAGACATGGCATAAGAACTTGGTTAAGAATACAACCGGCACAAAATGGCTATATACAGCTTACAGAAACATTGGATTTTGAAGGTAATGCTATAAAGAACAGAATATGGTACAGGGGTGAGGGTGAAGAACTATCCCAACTATATAGCCAGTTAGATACAGATAAGACAAGATTTTGGGCAGCAAAGTGTACGCCGGGAATGGAAATAAGAAAGGTACACGTTGGAATACCTGCGATGTTAGCCGATATGCTTGCTAGCATTGTGGTTGCTGATATGAATGTAATAGAAGCAGGAAATAGACAGCAAGAGTGGGATAATATAGCAAAGGATAATAAGTTTAAAGAACTTGTAAAAGAAGCTATAACACAGACTTTGTATATCGGTGACGGGGCGTTTAAGATATCCTTTGATACATTATTAAGTCCATATCCTATTATTGAGTTCTGTGCTGGAGATATGATTGATATTGTAAGGCAACGTGGTAGAGTCAAGGAAATAGTATTTAAGACAGTATATACAAACAATGGCCAGGAATATGTCCTTTGTGAGCATTATGGTATAGGTTATATAAAATGTGAGCTATTAAGGAATGATAGAGAGTGTGAATTAAATGCTGTTCCAGAACTTGCGAGTCTTAAAGATGTAACATGGAGTGATAACTTTATGATGGCTATACCACTTATGTTCTATAAATCACCGAAGTACAAAGGCAGGGGTAAGAGTATATTTGATAGTAAAATTGATAGTTTTGACGCACTAGATGAGGCGTGGTCTGAATGGTTAGAAGCATTAAGGCTTAATAAGACTAAAGTCTATATACCTAACTGCATGTTGCCTAGAAACCCTTATACAGGCGAAGTGCTTAATCCTAATCCTTTTGATAATGCTTATATACAGGTTGAAAGTGATGTATCTGAGGGAGCGTCTAATAAGATTGAAAGAGACCAGAGTGATATAGCACATGAAAGTTATCTTGCAACATACATTACTGCACTTGACCTTTGTCTACAAGGCATAATGAGTCCGTCTACGTTGGGTATAGACGTAAAGAAATTAGATAATGCAGAAGCACAAAGAGAAAAAGAAAAGGCAACGCTTTATAGTCGTAATAATATTGTAGAACAGCTACAAGAGGTGTTACCTGAGCTTGTAAATACAGTATTTAAAGCTGTTGATACATTTAATAAGACAGCTATAAAGGATATTGATATTAATATTACTTTTGGCGAATATGCTAATCCAAGTTTCGAGAGCCAAGTGGAAACTGTAAGCAAAGCTAAACAGGGTGGAATTATGAGCCTTGAAGCTTCTGTTGATGAGTTATACGGAGATACAAAAGACGATAAATGGAAGCAGGAAGAAATAGCAAGGCTTAAAGCTGAGCAAGGAATAGCACAGATAGAAGAACCACAGCTTAATATGCCAGATAAGGTTGATATAGTAAAAGAGGTGTAGGGTATAAACACAGAATATGATATTGAAAAAGCATTTGCCACGATTGAAGATGAATTGATATCAAGTATGATGAGAAATTTAAACAAGCATAGAGCTTCTGAAAATGAGCAGGGATACAACTGGACCCAATGGCAAGCTGAACAGCTCAAATATCTTGAAAAGTATAAACAAGATAATAAAGATAAGTTCTCATCACAGTTTAGTAATATCAATAGCTCTATTAATGAAATGATATCTACTGCCAGAAGTGAAGGTGGAACAGAGCAGGAACAGAAGATATTAGAAGCAATTAAAAATGGTTTTAAATCAGCTGATAACACTCAAAACAAGGGTGTTACGGCTGATTTTTTTCGTCTTAATACAAAAAAACTAGAAGCGCTGCAAAAAGCCACAAAAGATGATTTTAAGACAGCAGAAAAAGCAATGCTTAGAATGGCGAACGATAAGTATAGACAGATAATATATAATGCTCAAGTTTACGCAAATACGGGTGCTGGAACTTATGAAAAAGCTGTCGATATGGCCACTAAAGATTTTTTGAGTGCTGGTATAAATTGCATTGAATATAAGAATGGTAGCAGACATAACATAAAAGATTATGCAAAAATGGCAATAAGAACAGCAAATAAGAGAGCATATCTTACTGGTGAAGGTGAGCAAAGAAAAAAATGGGGCATTACTACAGTTATTATGAATAAACGTGGTAATGCCTGTCCTAAATGCTTGCCCTTTGTGGGTAAAGTGTTAATCGATGATGTATGGAGTGGAGGTGATAAAAGTGTTGGTAATTATCCGTTAATGTCGGAAGCGATTAAGGCGGGTCTTTACCACCCTTGAAACCAAATTGCAAAGACAGCCACACAACGTATTTTGCAGACTTAGATAATGATGAAATATCTCCAACATATACAAAAAAAGAACTAAGTCAAATCGAAGACGATTATAGACAAGAACAAAAGCAACAATATGCTAATAGAATGGTCGAAAAGTTCGACAGATTGGCTAAGCACTCGCTAGACCCTGATAATAAGAAATTATATGAAGCTAGAAAATCTGAATGGCAAAATGTAAGATTTAAAACAGGTGAAGTTAATTCAAAGCAATATATAAATAGTAAGTTGCCACTAGCAAATTTTATAGCATTACCACAAACAAAAGTTGTAGATGTACTTAGAAAAGAGTCTGATATATGGATAAATGAACTTACTGGTAAAGAAATACACGCAGTACAAAAGTATACATATAATTCAGGTGATAAGAAACCGAATAGATTTTTTGAAAGATTAAATGCAATGCTTCGTGGAGATAGAGAAGAAGATAAGAAACTTAGAGAATATGCAAATATTATATCTGGGGCTTTAGGAAAAAATAGATTAAAATATGATATAATTTGTTATAGAAGTATAAATTTTGATGCGTATAAAGGGAAGAAAGCAGGAGATGTGTTTAAAGAAAGGCAATTTATAAGTACATCTGTTGTTGAAAGTCGTACACTTAGTGGAAAGTTCAAAATTATAATATATGCCAAAAAGGGAACTAAAGCAGCATATATAGAACAGTTGAGTGCGTATCCAAAGCAAAGAGAGCTATTGCTTGACAAAGACACGTATTTTAAAGTAATATCAAAGAAAGAAGATTTAATCGAGTTAGAGGTGATTTAAAATGAGTAAAGATGAAAAAGAGATATATGATGCCTATAAAGATAGATTATCAATGCCACCATCAATAGCAGAGCTTACGGAAGAAGAACTAGCGGAATTAAAGAAACAAGGGCGTATTTGAGATATCAAAGTGATAAAAAATTAGAAGATACCAAGACCTAAGATAATAGTTGATTAACAACCACCAGTCAAAAAGATTGGTGGTATTTTTGTACTCAAGTTGCACCAGTACAATATGATTTAATATTAGTTAATAAGCACCCACAGCATTTGCTATGCGTGCTTATTTTTATGTCCAAAACTTAATGACACTAAACTTTAGGAAAATGCCGACGGGCTATAAACGGAAAGGAGACACGCAGATGAAAGGATTAAAATTAAATTTACAATTCTTTGCAGAAGGTGGAGAAGGTAACAGTGACCAAAATGCTGGAGACAACAATCAAGGGCAGCAGAACAATCAACAGTCAATTGATTATACTAAAATACAAAATATGATTGATACTGCAACAGCAAAAAAAGAAAACGCAGTACTTAAAAGCTATTTTCAACAGCAAGGCTTATCAGAAGACGAGATTAATCAAGCCATAACAGCTTTTAAGCAAAACAAACAGCAACAGAACCAACAACAACAAAATGATAATGCAGAGCTTAAAGCCCAAATGGAAACAGCACAGCAACTTGCACAACAGGCACAGATAGAGCTTGTAGCAACAAGAGTGGCTATGACATTAGGTATAGACTCTAAGACGTTGCCTTATGTCATTAAAATGGCAGATTTTAGCAAGGCAAACGATAATGAGGGTAAGATATCAGAAGACAATATAAAGTCAGCCCTTGAGCAAGTGCTTACAGACGTGCCAGCACTTAAACCAATAAGTGAAACTAATATAGGTTTTAAGATTGGTTCATCAGGAGGAAATAATAATAATCAAGCCGATGACGAAGCTCTTAAAAAAGCATTTGGACTATGATAGTAATTAAGAAAGAGAGGACGTAAAAATGGCAGTATACGAATATGCTACGCAATTTACACAATTATTACAGCAGAAATATGAAAAGGAGTCGTGTTCAGACGACTTAACAAAGTCAAACCCACAAGTGACATTTATTAATGCACAGACAATTAAGTTACCAAGTATGACAGTAAGTGGTTATAAGGACCATACAAGAACACCGGGCTTTAATTCAGGTACATTAAGTAATTCGTGGGAGCCTAAGAAACTATCACACGATAGAGATATTGAGTTCTTTGTAGACCCAATGGATATTGATGAAACTAACTTAACATTATCAGTTGCCAATATTCAAAACACATTTGAAACAGAACAGGCAATTCCAGAAAAGGACTCCTATAGATTTTCAAAGTTATATTCAGAACTCAATACATATAAGCCTGCAAATATTAACAATACAGTTATCACAGCATCTAATTTCTTAGAAGTCTTTGATGACCTTATGGAAGCTATGGACGATGCAAGTGTTCCAGAAGAAGGACGTATCCTTTATCTTACACCTAAAATGAGAAGAATTGCTAAAAATGCCGAAGGTATTCAGCGAATGATGGCTGTTAATGGTGGTGCTAATAGTATTAATCGTAATGTTCACAGCTTAGATGATGTAATACTTAAAACAGTACCCGCGTCAAGATTAAAGACAGCCTATGACTTTACAGAAGGTTGTAAGGCAGCAGTATCAGCTAAACAGATTAACATGATGCTTATTCATACATCATGTGTTGTGTGCAGAGATAAGTATAGTTACATTAAGTTATTTACACCGGGAACAGACTCACGTACAGCCGATGGATATCTTTATCAGAACCGTTGTTATGGCGATTTATTCCTACTTGAGAAAAAAGCTGATGGTTGCGCTATGAATGTAGATGCGTAGTAAGGAGGATTATATGAGAGCTGTAAAAGCAAATAAACAATATGTGATAAGTGAATTTGAGAAAAACCGCTACATTGCAGAAGGGTATGATATAACAGACGATGATGGCAATATACTAGCATATGGTAAAGGAAAAAGTGTACCTTATGAGAAATATACGAAAGTCCTTGATGAGCTTAATGCGTTAAAAGAAAACCCTTCAAAGAAAGTTAAAGTTGCAAAGGAAGTGTAGGTCTATGGTATATGCAAGTAAAGAGCAATACTTAAGTGAACATAATTCTATTCCTGAAGAACAAATTGAAAAAAGATTAAAGCAAGCGAGTCGTCATATTGACTCGCTTACTTTTAACCGTATAGTCGCAAGAGGTTTTGACAATATGACAGAGTTTCAGCAGGCAATAATTATTGACGTGTGCTGTGATATGGCTGATTTTGAGTATGAAAACGAAGATATGATTAATTGTGTATTGCAAAATTATTCAATTAATGGTGTATCTATGCAATTTGGTAGCAGTTGGAATGTTTTAGTACAAAATGGTGTTGCTATAAAAAGAGATACATACCAGTTGCTTTGCCAGACGGGTCTGTGCTGTTTAAGATTGGGGAGAGCTAAATGAAATACCCTTGTTTAATATTAAAAAGTATGTGTAAGACAGATATACACGTTGAGATAGAGCAGGAAGGTCAAAACGTCTATGGTGAACCATTAGAGCCTATTGTATGGAATGGAAAATGCAACTATCAAGACAGTGGTAAAACTGTACTTACAGCAGAAAAGAAGTTGATACAGTTAGAGGGCTGTGCATTAATACCAGAAGATATTGCACCTGAGCTTCCAGTTATTACAAAAGGAGAGCTTGTTGTATTTGGAGAGAAACGGCATATATACAAAGGTACAAAGTGTCGTAATCCTGATGGTACAGTTAATTATATAAGATTGGACGTGATGTAATGGCATACGTTAATTCAACGATTGAGCTTAATAATGTAGTAATAAGAAAATTAAATGATAATGCAATAAAAGCGCTTGAAATGACAGGTGAAGCAATACATACAGCCGTTGTGCAAGCCGAAGTAATGCCGTTTGATGTGGGAACATTGCAGCAAGATAACACATTTGTTGATATGTCTAATTCTAATAATGGTGAAGTGAGAATTGTATCAGCTACTCCTTATGCAAGACGTTTGTATTTTCACCCTGAATACAATTATCATACGAAAGAAAATGCTTTTGCTGGTGGTGAATGGTTTAAATGGTGGCTTCCCGGTGAAGGAATATATCAAGACGATGTTAAAAAATATTTTAGAAGAATATATAAAAGATTGAATAGGTGATTGAATGTTATTTTTAAGTGATGTAAGGGACTTAATAGCTAGTCTAAACCTTGTAGATAGTGAATATGTATACTCGGGAAAACTTGACAATAAGAAAGATGAGAGTATCGGTGTATACAATAATAAACGTGGAAGTCCAAAAAGAAAAACGGTGAGTGGTGGTAAATTACAAACATACGCAGTTAAGCCTATAAGTGTTCTAGTGCATTGGAATAAGAAACAGAGAGAAACGGAAAGAAAGGCGTATGAAGTATATACAGCTATTAAAAAAATAAAAAATATGACCATTAATGATAAGACTGTATTGTTTACTGATATGAGTATGGAAGAAGCTGTTGATGTAGGGACAGACGATAATGGTATATATGAAATGGTAATAGAATTTGATATTTATTATAAAATATAAAGTCAGAAAGGATAAATTATGAATAAAACAATTTATGGATATAGTGCAGAAGCTACACCAGCTACAGATGTTAATCCAGTAAATGAGCTTACATTTGGTATATGCACAGCAGGAAGAAAAGCAAATGACAAGGCTGAAACAATTACTACAACACTAGTAAAAGATGCAGAAAGTTTAAGTATATCTTTTGATGGTGGGATTGAAGAATGGAATCCTATGGACCAAAAAGGTTGGACTAGAAGATTGATGACTTCAAAGTCAATTAGTGTATCTATGGGTGGTAAGAGAAATTATGGAGACTCTGGAAATGATTATGTTGCAGGGCTTGCGTTTAAAAATGGTCAAGATTGCAATTCTTGGCTTTCAATTATTTTTCCTAACCAAGACCAGTTAATAATTCCTTGTGTTGTTAATACAACAAGTATGGGTGGAGATAGTACAGCACTAGATGCGTTAGAGTGGGAAGTGCAGTCAGATGGAAAACCAACTTATATACCTTATTCAAAGGAATAATAATAATAAAAACACAATAGTGTAGAAAGAGGATTAATATGGCAAATAGAAATGATTTTCACTTAATAGACATTTCAATGAAGATTACAAACAATCTTCCAATGGTAAAGATAACAGATGAATTAACAGTTACAGTAAATAATAGAAAAAGTGTTGTGCTTAATATACAGGCATTAGCTAAGGAGTTGGAAAATAAAAAAGATGAGAAGTCACAACTTGAGTTTATGAATAAAGCTATGTGTATGCTTATTGGAGAAAAGAATGCACAAGAGCTTGAAAACTTAGATTTACCAATGCCTGAATATAGGGTTGTTTATGAAGCTATTATGGATATTGCAACAGGCACTTATGGGGAAGATACACCCATCAAGTAATCAAGAGGCTTACTATGATATATTTGATGACTGGGGCTTAATTGAAGCTAGTTTTCAAGCCCAATATGGTATAAGGCTTAGAACGGAGGAAGATATGTCTTATCAAGAATTTTGCTCACTTCTGTCTGGAATAATGCCAGATACGCCACTAGGACAGATTGTAAGCATACGAAGTGAAAAAGACCCTAAGAAGTTAAAGGACTTTACAAAGGGACAGAGAAAAATATGGCGTGAATGGCGAATGAGAAAGAATAAAAAGAATAGTAATAGCATACCACAAGGTAATAAGTTACTTTTGGAAATGCAACAAGAGCTTAAAAAGGCATTCTCTTAACGGGGAATGTCTTTTTTAGTACAAAAACAAGGAAAGGAGGTAATAGAATTTGGCAGACGAAACTAATGTCGGTAGTGTTTACTTGCAACTAGGATTAGATACAAGTCAGTGGGTTGAACAGCTCAATCGAGCGACTAGGGATATTAATAGGCAGTTCGGTGATATTAATAGAAACTTTATGCAGCAAATTAATAATGCTGGTAATAATGGCACAAGGCAGATTTCAGGTTTTCTTGAGTCAATAAGCAAGAAGTTTAAATTGTTTGCAGGAACAGCAGCAGTAGGTTCGTTCATAAAGTCGTGTCTTGATGTTGGTTCTGATATAACAGAAGTGCAAAATGTTGTAGATACAGCATTTAAAAGCATGAGTAGTGAAGCTGATAAATTCGCTCAAGATGCTATAACTAATTTTGGTTTGTCAGAATTATCAGCAAAAAAATATATGGGCGTATTCGGACAGATGAGTTCTGCAATGGGAATTACAGGCAGAGACGCATTAGAAATGTCTAAGAATGTAACCGCATTAACTGGTGATGTAGCTTCATTTTACAATCTCAGCACTGATGAAGCATATACAAAAATGAAATCTATCTGGACTGGCGAAACTGAGACATTAAAAGATTTAGGCGTTGTAATGACACAGACTAACTTAGATAATTATGCTCTTGCTAACGGTTTTGGCAAAACAACAGCTAAAATGACAGAGCAGGAAAAAGTAATGTTACGTTATCAGTACGTTACAAGTGCTTTAAGTAATGCAAGTGGAGATTTTGCAAAGACACAAGACAGTTGGGCTAATCAAACAAGAATATTGTCGCTAAGATTTGAACAGTTAAAGGCTTCTCTTGGTAAAGGTTTTATTGCGTTGTTTACACCAATTGTAAAAGGTGCAAATGTAGTTTTAGCAGCATTACAGAAATTAGCTGATGGTTTTGCTAACTTTATACAAATGCTTACTGGCGCAGATGTTAGTACATCTATGGATAGTATGAGTGGTATATCTGATGTAATAGATGATATAGGCGATAATGCAAATGATACATCTTCTGATATTTCTGGAATAGGAGATACAGCAGAAAAGACAGCTAAAAAAATTGAGCGCTCACTGATGGGCTTTGACCAAATTAACAAACTGTCTGATACTTCAGATGATAGTGGTTCAGACGCAGGAAGCGGGGGTTCAGGAGGAAGTGGAGTATCATCGAGTGTTACTAATGTTGCCAATGAGATTGAAAAGGCTGGAGAAAGTCTTAGTAAGTTTAAAAAGTTAGTAGATGAATTAGCTGATAAATTCAAAACAGGCTTTAAAGCAGGATTAGGGGCTGATTTTGAAGCAAGTATTGAGC